ATACGTCTACTAATGGTACACCTATTCAAGGGTATGAATTAAACGAATATGGATTATTAGCCGCATACTCTGCTTTAGGTGCTACTAATACAGTATATTGCATGAGAGCAGACATTGACTTGGCTGCATTAGTTGGTCAAACTGGAAGACCTTCAGGTGAACCATCAGATGGAACTCTATGGTTAAATACTTCTGAAACAACTTGGGGTATTTATGTATTCAACCAAACTACTGGTCAGTTTACGTTACAAACTCCAATCGTAATAACTGATAGTACGCAAGTATCAGCTGGTTCACCTGTTAATACTGTAGGTAATATCGGTGATTACGCGGTAATCGCTATACCAACTTATAGTACTCCTACTAGTGCTACTGGTAAACAGTTTTTCTACAAAGCAACTACAAATACTTGGGTTAGTATTGGTAGTAATGCTTGGTTACAAAATGTTCCTGCTATCCAAGGTTCTAACGCACCTACGTCACTTACCGCAGCAAATACTTTTATAATCAGATTATCCGGTACTACTCAAGTAAGTGCTACTATTACAGTTCCAGCAGCTACTAACAACACAGTATCAGGCGTAGCTGCTGCAATTAATAACTTAGGTTGGGGCGGTGTAAGTGCTTCTGTAATCGGTGGAAAATTAAATATATATTCTTCTCAAAATCTTGATGATATAGCACCTAAATTTATTACTATTGTAGCAGGAACAGGCACTGTATTAACTGACTTAGGTATTACTGCTGGGAATTACTTTCAACCTGTAATTACATACGCTACTTCCTCACAACAACCTCTATGGCAAACTGGTCAAACCGTTTCTAGACCTACTGGTTCTATTTGGATCAAAGTAGGATCTGTCGGTAACGGATTAACTCCTGTGATAGAAGAATGGTCTAGTGATTTAGCTGCTTGGAATGCTAAAACAGTAACCCTTGCGGTATCTGATAACGCAGCCATAGCATCCTTAGATGCAGAAGGAGGTTTAAATATTGATGCAAACACTCTTTATGCGCAATATAACTTCAACAATTTGTATCCATCAGATAGTCCTATTTATTATTGGAAAAAAGCAAATGCAGGGGCAACTGTAGTAACGGGAACTGTAGAAAATCCAACGTTTCCTAGCGGCCCCTATACTCTTTCTGTACAAGTATCGCAACCGGGAATTGCCCCACTGTCTAGTGCTTATACAGTAATTGTAGCTGACAACGCCACCGCCGCCGACTTTATCGTTGATTGGACTAATGCTGCAATACCTTATACTAGTATAGAACTAAATTCTGCAGGTGCATTAGTAATTACTCATACTGCCGGTGGTGTGATACAAATTACTGATAATAACGGATTTTTAACCGAAGCTGGATTTATCGCAGGTACAACCGACTATGTTAAACAGGGTGCTATTCTAACACCTACATACACACCTGTTGTTACCGGTGGTGCTGGCTCATCCGCAGTACTATCAGTTTCTCTTGCTTCTACATATGCAGTAAATTCAACCACTTTTTCTAACGCAGGTACAGGTTATGTAGTAGGAGATCAACTTACCGTTTCTGGAGCAAATTTAGGTGGTACTGCTCCAGCTAACAATTTAGTAGTTGAAGTAACACAAGTAAGTGGTGCAGGCGCGTTAGAAGGCATAACTTTTGTATCAGGAACTCCTAATGTTGTTTATACTTCATTACTATCTGACTGGATCGAAGCTGATCCTACAGCAAGCGCAACTGCATTAACTGAAGCTCCGGTTACAGGAACTAATTGGTTCTATAGCGTTGTAGATCAAGTAGACATTATGGTAAATACTTCAGCAGGCTGGAGAGGATACAGAAACATCAACTTTAGCAGTTCAGGTTTTCCACTACCAAGCGGTGTGAACGCTACTGATCCTAACGGTCCTATTGTAAGCGCAAGCGCACCAACTCTTCAATCCGATGGTACTGCATTAGCATACGGTGATCTTTGGATTGATATAAGTGATTTAGAAAATTATCCTATTATCAATCGTTGGCAAAGTGTTAGCGGTACTGATCAGTGGGTAAGAATTGATAACACTGATCAAACAAATCCAACAGGTGTTGTCTTTGCTGATGCACGTTGGGCGACCAACGCAACAACAAATCCAGCAACAGATGCAGTTCCAACAATTGTTAGCTTGTTAACAAGCAACTACTTAGATTTAGATGCTCCTGATGATAGCTTATATCCAACAGGTATGTTGTTATTCAACACTAGACGATCAGGCTATAACGTTAAAGAGTTTATAACTAATTACTTTAACTCTACTAGTTTCCCAGATGTTGCGTTACCAACAGAAAAAGATGCTTGGGTATCTGTGTCTGGATTACAATCTAATGGTGCTCCGTACATGGGTCGTAAAGCTCAAAGAGCAATGGTAGTTCAGGCGTTAAGAGCATCTATTGACACTAATACTGCTATTAGAGATGAAGACAACTTCTTTAACTTGATTGCTACTCCGAACTATCCAGAACTTCAAGCAAACATGATTGTACTAAACGCAGATAGAGGAGAAACTGGGTTTATCATTGGTGATACTCCAATGAGATTGCCAGAAACAGCTACAGCAATTCAAGCATGGGCAACTAATGCTGCTGGCGCAACTTCTACAGGCGATGACGGGTTAGTAACTAGAAGTACTTACATGGGTCTATTTTATCCAAGTGGTTTGACTAATGATTTAGCAGGAAATGAAGTAGTAGTTCCAGCATCACATATGATGTTAAGAACTATTTTACGTAATGACTCTATCGCTTATCCTTGGTTTGCTCCTGCAGGTACTAGAAGAGGTGTTATTGATAATGCATTAAGCATTGGTTACTTAGATGCACAAACAGGTGAATTCCAATCTACACGAACTAGAGTTGGAATTAGAGATGTGTTGTATACAAACTTTATCAACCCTCTAGTATTCTTTACTGGAAACGGATTGTTAAACTATGGCAACAAGTCAAGCTTTAATTCACAAAGCGCACTTGACAGAATTAACGTAGCAAGATTAGTAGCATATATCCGTCGTCAGTTAACAATAGCTGCTAGACCGTTTGTATTTGAGCCTAATGATGCGTTAACTAGACAGCAAATAACAGGTGTAGTACAAACTCTATTAGTTGATTTAGTGGCTAAACGAGGGTTGTACGACTACTTAGTAGTGTGTGACGATTCAAACAACACACCTGCTAGAATAGATAGAAACGAACTTTACGTAGATGTAGCGATTGAGCCAGTGAAAGCTGCTGAATTTATCTACATCCCAGTTCGTATCTTGAATACAGGTGAGTTATCATCATCATTAGACGGTGCAGCACCAACTAGTTTGAGATAATAAAATAAATGAGAGGGGTTAAGCCCCTCTCATTTAAAAAGATAAATATATAAAACAGGAGAAATAACATGGCGACAGCCTCAAATTCGTTGTTCAACATGACAGTAGCATCTGATAACGCAGGTGGCAACCAAGGCTTGCTGATGCCTAAACTACAATACCGTTTTAGAGTTAACTTCTTAAACTTTGGTGTTGATGTTGATGGCGGATTAAGCTTAACAAAACAAGTAATGGATGTAACCAGACCACAAGTACAGTTTGACGAGATTACACTAAACGTATACAACTCAAGAATTTACTTACCGGGTAAACACACTTGGCAACCAGTTACTGTTAACATCAGGGACGATGCATCAGGATCAGTCTCTAAAGCAGTAGGCCAGCAATTGCAAAAGCAATTAGACTTTGTAGAACAAGCGTCTGCTGCATCTGGTCAAGATTTTAAATTCCAAGTTAACGTTCAAGTTCTAGATGGTGGTAACGGAACTGCTGTACCGGTTGTATTAGAAAATTGGGAATTATACGGATGCTACTTACAACAAGCAAACTATAACCAGTTAAACTATGCAACAAGTGAAGCAGCTACTATAGCACTTACTATTCGTTACGACAACGCAGTTCAAACTCAGGGTGATACTCTTGGTACTGCTGGTGTTGGTCAGCGTATTGGTAGAATTGTTGCTGATGCTGCTGCTCAAGGTATTGCTACTGGTATAGGTTCAAATACACCTAGTGCATAATACTTTAGGTAGTTTATAAATGTCTGGATTTTTTCAAGACTTACTAAGAGGCGCTGCTGGAGGATTCTTCGGCAGCGACTATCTTAGAGACTTTACCCATGCATCTAAAACATTTAGACCTAATTTCTATGAAAATACTCCTAAGTATAAATTTTTATTTCATACATATTTTGAAATAAATCAAGAAATTTATAATGCAGGAATAGACAAAACTCAAAACTTAGGTTTATTAGTAAAAGAAATTAAATTACCTAGCTATACATTTGATACTTTTCAGATGAACCAATACAATAGAAAAAGAATTATACAAACTAAAATAAAGTATGAACCTGTTACTATAACATTTCACGATGATAATGCTAACAAAGCTACGAAACTTTGGGAAGCTTATTATAGATACAACTATCGTGACATGGACAAGAGTTTCAACAGACGTATTCAAGGTTCGGCGTTTTCTGATTTCAGTGCTGACGGAACGGTAGCAGGTGATGACTTAACAACGAGAAACATTTACCAACCTAGTATAATAGGTGAAAACTGGGGATTCACCGGTGACGCATACAATAACAACAACGTAAAAGTTCAATTCTTTAAAAATATTACAGTGTATGGACTAAACCGACATAATTTCGTATCTTATACATTAGTAAACCCCGTCATAACACAGTTTTCTCATGATACTTATAACTATGATCAAGGTAGCGGCATTATGCAAAATCAAATGACTATTGATTATGAAACTGTAGTATATGATTATGGCTCAATTGATGGTACTAGACCGGATAATATTATAACAGGTTTTGGTTCAGAAGAAACTTATGATAGAAGATTAAGTCCTATTTCTATCCCCGGCTCAAATAGAACAATATTAGGGCAGGGAGGTTTAGTAGATGGTGTAGGTGGAACTATAGAAGCGTTAAGTCAAGGAAATATTTTAGGTGCTATCAAACTCGCAGGCACCTCGTACAACACTTTTAAAAATACTGATCTTAAACAAAATATAAAACAAGAGTTGTTAAATGGAGTAACATCTGCTTTAACTAATCCCAACGTAACTAGAAATATAGGTGCGTTTTTCCAGCAAGTTGGTTCTACTCCGTCACCTGTAGCAACAGCAAGTGCACCTACTACTGGCGCCATCAGCCATGCGGCAGTTGACACTAGAGCAGGTATAACTAGAGCACCTCTTCCTGCCGGTGCTCAAAGTTTCGCGGCATTTGACACTAGAGCAGGTATAACTAGAGCACCTCTTCCTGCCGGCGGTCAAGTTAATTCAAGTGGTGCAACATCATATCCAGCTAACTTAGGTCAGCCGATTACTAGAAGAAGTTTGTAATAACACATAATGACTAAATAATATTATGCCTACAATAATTAATAACCTTCAAAACACAGACAGAACTATATTAATATACGATAATTTCTATAATACCAAGCTTGGTATAAACGCCAATGAATTTGACATTGTTTTTTCTTATTTTAAATCAATATCAGATAATGATACGATTGCTGGAAACTTTACTTCAAATCTTTTTAGAATATCACAAGAAGCAGATATACCTGTATTAGAATTATTAGATCAGTTAAAGGGGTTACCTAACAAACTTGAAATGAATAAAGTTATTTGTTACTTTTTGAATAGCTTTAAATCTAATACTTCACTTTACGGTGTAGGAGTTATTGCTAGACCAAATCAACTTGCTGCTAGAAATGTAGTCCAATAAATGGCTAAATGGGCGCAAGGTCAATACACTCCAAAAAATCCTGACAAATATATAGGTAAACACACACCAAGATATCGTTCTGGTTGGGAATTACGAGTAATGATGTTTTTAGATGAGAACAAACATATATTAAAATGGGCTAGTGAAGCTATTGCAATTCCTTATAAAAACCCTCTTACGGGAAAACCTTCAATGTATATTCCTGATTTTTTCGTAATGTATGAAAACAAACATCACAAAACCAGTGCAGAAATAATTGAAGTAAAACCAAAAAGTCAAACTTCATTACAAGAAGCTAAAACTAGACATGATAAAGTACATGCTATAGTCAATCAAGCTAAGTTTACTGCTGCTATGGCATATTGTAAACAAAACGGTTTTGTATTTAGAGTAGTAAGCGAAGACTCAATATTCATGAATACTACTAGCAAAAAAGGAAAAAGATAATTATTTTTTAATAAATAGTTACATGACTAAAAAATTAAGCGAACTTTTTGAATTACCCGAAGACTCTGATATTTCAGATACTGATTTATCAGAACCTATTTTTGACCACGCGCAAGAAATCACTCAAACTGCTTTAACTAACTTAGAAAAAATAGAAGCTGCATTACCTCAAGTAAGAGGATTGGAAGCGGCAGATAGCGAATTAGATGAACTTGCAGAATTAGCAGCTAGTAGTTACAAAGACTTAATGGATTTGGGTATGCAAGTAGAGTCTAGATTTTCAAGTGAAATATTTAACAGTGCTAGTAGTATGTTGGGACATGCGATTACGGCAAAGACTGCAAAAATTAATAAAAAGCTAAAACAACTTGATCTTCAATTAAAAAAAGCCGCTTTGGATCAAAAACTACAAAACAAACACGAAGAAGTAGAAAACACACCTATCGGTGAAGGTAAAGCATTAGACAGAAACGAACTTTTAAAACTTTATACAAAAGACAAGTAGATTTTAAAAGATAAAGATAAATAATAGATATTATACATATTTAAGGATTAACCATGCGAAGCTTCAAACATTATTTGGTAGAATCTGTACACAGTTACGACTACACTATTAAAATTGTAGGCGATATAGATGCTAAACAGATGGACCTGTTCAAGTACAACTTGAATAAATTTGATCCAATAGAAATTACTGGACCAACTTCTACACCTATTCAAAAATCACCATATGGATTTCCTGGTGTTACAAATCAGTCTGTAAATATCATTAAAGCAAAGTTTAGATATCCTGCAACTGAGCCAATGGTTAGACAAATGGCTAGATTAATAAACATAGATGAAAACAGAGTGCGATTAGTTTCTACTGCGTTTGATGACAGCATTGATCATGAAGCAGAACAGTATGAAAATCAAATGGAAAAGTCACCAGTATTAACTAACGATTATCCCGATGATAAGTCTGCTAAAGCAGCAGCAAAAGCATATGGTAATTCTTACTTAGATGAAATTGAAAAGTCTATGAAAGATCATAAAATTGAAAGCCCGTATGCTGGTGAAAAAACTAAACAAGCGTTTGATCCATTTAAGCCAGAAGAGTATATGAAATCAATGGGCGATAAAAGTCCAATGAGTACTATCAACAGACCAGCTAAGCCCAAGATTGGCGCCGGAAGATAAGGAATCTATTATGAGTATGAAAGATTTATTAAACAAAATGACTGAACTTCAAGGCACTACTAAAGAAGAGAAAGTTACTACTACTGGTAAAAGAGTTCTAAACGAAAGTGCTGAACGCCCGTATGTATGTGTTCATGCTAAAAAAGGCAAGTATGAAGTTAAGGCTAACTCTAGTTATGAAGCTGTTAAAAAAGCTGCTGATAAATGGAAGTTGAAATCAACTGCTGGTATTGATGCTTATGTGGCTGATAAACCCATTTCTGCTGCAAGTTTAGAAGAAAACACGAAGCCATCTTTAAAAAGTATGTTTAACGCTTTACTTGCTGAAGCTGAACAAGTTACTATTCAACCAGCTCAACAAAACACTCAAGTAATCAAGCAAGGTAATAAAACTCTTGGTACAGTTACTAATCCTAATCTAGCTAATCAAATTAAGCAAAGCATTGGTAAAGGTGAAATGAGTTTAGCTGGTGATGAATTAAATGAAGTTGATGATGATTATGACGGTGATGATTACGATCATGATGACGGCAGTGATCAATATGCTACAGAATTACACGGTCTTCATCTTGGTGATGTAGTAAAAGCTAACTATAACGGTAAAACTGTAATAGGTAAAATTAGTGAATTACACCCAACTTATCTTGAAGTGGAATTAGAATTAACTGGAAGAAATGCTGGTAAAACAGTTATAGTTGATGTTAGAGAAACTGAATATGTAGATAATCTTAATGAAGCCAAGCTAACCGAAAAAGCAAAAAGTAAGTCACAGCAACAAGCAGCTGGTGCAGCATTAGCAGCTAAGCGCGGTGATGCTCCAAAAAGCACACTAAAAGGTGCATCAAAAGAAATGGCAAAAATGCCCGCTAAAGAGTTAGAAAAGTTTGCGAAAACTAAACACAAAGGCTTACCTGACAAAAAAGAAAAAACTAACGAAGAAAAGGGTTCTCCTTTAATGTGGAAAGATATAAAGACAAAAAAAACAACTCCTGCATTATGTACTCAACACAACAAACCCTTATTCAAGAAAGGGGAAGGTGCGAATGCTAAGTATGCTTGTGCAGATTGTCCTAAACCTGAAAAGAATAAAACTGATGAAGCAGCTATGCCAACCAATGACAGCGACTTTGGTGCAGGATTAGGCGCTGGAAGAAACAGCAAGACTTTAGAAGCTAAAAAAGCCAAGCCAGATTTTCTAGACTTAGACAAAGATGGCAACAAGAAAGAATCAATGAAAAAGGCAGCAGCCGACAAACAAAAGGTATCAACAATGAAAAAGACAAATGAAGCTAAAGCTAAGCCAGACTTTTTAGACTTAGATAAAGATGGTGACAAAAAAGAACCAATGAAAAAAGCTGCGGCGGACAAGAAAACAGGTTCTACTGATAAAAAGAGCAGTGCAGGGTTAACCGCCGCGCAGAAAAAGTTACCGGCTGGTTTACAAAAAGCTGTTGCGAAAAAGAAAACAGTTAAAGAAGGCACAAATCCAACCGAGTC